GACCCACAGAGGTGCGGAGTCCTTGTTGGGGTTCATGCCCGATGCGATGTTCGGGGCAAGCACCTGATTGTTGCTACGGGCTGTCATGTTCTACCACCCCTTGTGGTGCTTGATGTCACGACCTACCACCCGTAGGGGTTGTCGTCATGAACGTAGCGGGCTGCGTTGATGCTCCGTGACCGCTGCAAGTGGGCCTTGTACGCCTGCTGTCGCACCACAATAAGCTGCTCCACCAGCGGGTTGCTGTAACCTGCTGAAGCGAAGTATTGCAGGGCAGCGTACAGGGCAATCATGTCGTGGAAGGGAATCAGGTCATCGATCCACTCGTTGTCGCCAACGGTGGTCTGGGTCCAATCCACCTGACTGACCGGGACGTAATCGATGCGGTAATCCCCGCTCTGGTTGGCACTGAAGAAAAGGGCCTCTGCCGACAGCAGCACCATGTTGAAGCTACGTTCGATGGAGTCCAATTCTTCCCGGCTGGAGACGGGGTACATGTAGGTGCCAATTTGCCCGGTGGCGGTGTTGATATTGACCACACGCACAAGCTGGTAAAGCCGGTTTGGGGCAGCGGCACCCAACAAGATGCCCGACAAGCTGTAGGTCCGCACATCAGCCAGCGTCATCAGGTGTGTGGCGATGAACCGCTCGGGGTCGGCGTTGACCATGTATTGGTAGTAGTGGTCGTAGCCGATTTGCAGCCACGTTTGGGCCACAGCGTCGGTCATGAAGCCTTGGTCAGGCTCGTCGGTAAGCTCCCTGAAATAAAGAGCCACGTCTTCAACATACTCAAGGATTGCCATTATTGTGTCCCCTGCTGCGGAATCGCACCATCAGCCCGGATGGCCTCGTTGGTGGGGTTGTTGACGGCGTTCATCTCGGCCTGTCGTTCAGCAGCGTTCACGGCACTGCCCGCAATCTGTGCCTGCATCCCCGGTGACTCTGCCATACCAAGCTGGGCGACCGCATCTTCACGGCTGTCAGGTCGGGAGGCTTCGGACGGTATGAACTGCCGTTTGATAAGGTCCGAGATGTACTGCTGCCGGTGGTCGGGCAGGGCGTAAAACTCCGGTGTCCGCATGAACTCGCTGAACACTTCCATGAACACGTTGCGGTCGTCGGCGGGGCTGAGGTCAAGCAAGGCGTCACCTTGGGCAACCATCTTGAGCATGGCCGTGGCGTGGCTAACCTCCTGCATGTGTTCAATGAGGTAGCTGTTGCCGGTGCGGAAGGAAAGCTCCTTGAGGGCCATCTCCTTGTCGATAAGGCCAGCCTGAAACTGTGCAAGCACCCGGTTTTCCCGGTCCTGAATGCTGTCCTGAAAGAGGGTGCCCGTCTCGATAAGCACCTGCGGGGCTTCAACGATGTCGGTGTTGGCAAGCTCTTGGAAAATCACCCGGCCCAAGGTGCCCATCTGGCGGACCATGACCGGCTCGGTGATATTTTCCTTGGCGTAGCACAGGATGCTCTCGGCCATGCCCTGAAAAGCATCTTCGATGCACTCTTGGCTGACCTGAATACTGGACAGGTCGTTGCTGGTCTGGATTTCCAGTGCCTTACCGGACTGCCCTGCCTGACGACGCCCAAGGGTTGCACTGTGGATACCTGCAACGTCCTGCATCTCTGTAGGGATGGTGCGGAGGTTGTCGATGACGTAAGCGGGCAGGGGGACCCCTACAGCCTGTGACGGCTTGATGGGGCCGTCGAAGTAGACCTTCTCCCCGGTGTTGGCGGTCAAGGCGTTGGCGGCTACGTTGCTCTCGCTATGAATGAACCACTTGGGGTTCGCCATCTTGGCGGCGTTCATCATGACCATTTCACGGCCAGCGTTGTAGACACGCTGAAGGTCAATCAAAGGCTCTACAAGGCCCTGACCGTAGCTGACGTTGGGCACCTCGGTCCAGATGGCAACGTGGACAGGGGTGATACCGCTCGGGGTGGGGAAGCGGGAAAGCTCCTGCCCGTTGGAATAAACGAGGTGTTCACCGTCATGGTAAACATCGAACACTTCAATTTTCCCCGGTGCCGGTTGGGCGTCGGTGTAGCGAAGCTGGCTGTTGAAGTTGCCCGACCCTGCCGAGTTATCCACACCCTCGATGTCGATGAAGTCGGGGTAGGCTTTCTTCAAGTCCCTTGGGGTGGCCCAACGACGGATTGCAATCCAATCGCTGTCTTCATGGTTCAGGGCACCCGAATCCCAGAAAAGGTCAAAGGCATTTACGGCCCGGATATTCGGGGTGGTGTCACCCGGCTCCCAATAAACCTGAACCGCACCTGTGCCCAAGGACAGCAAGTATTCCACCAGACGGCGGGCAACCCGGTCCACCTTGCGGACATGCCAAGTGTAGCGAAGGTAGACCTCGCTGCTTTGGGCCTGAACGATGTGGCCTGAAGATGCACTTGTGGGCATGACCGCAACACCGGGGTAGTTGGTGCTGAGGCGGGACAGGATATTCTTGTAGAGCGGGGCAATCAGGTTGATGACGATGTGGCGGGCACGGCCTCTGCTGCTGATGCCGCCGTAGCCTTGGGTCACCGGGTCGTATCCACCGGGGTGCTGCTCATTGTTCAAGAAGCGAAGGCAGATTTCCCACCGCTTCTCGTACAGACGCTTCTGCGTCCTTGAGGCTTCCAGCCGGTCTTGGATTTCTGAGGGTGTCAGGGCCATTGGTGACTCCTACTGCGGGACGGGTGCCGGGGTGGGGTTTTACCCGCTTACGGCACCCCGCCCCAGCAGCCGGAATCAGTCAATGCGGACGGTGATGTGGATTTCGGCGGTAGGGACGCCCGCACCCGCAACACCAACCAGCGTGAACGAATCACCGGGTTGGAAGTCGGTCACGGTCGTATCAACATCCGAGGCGGGCATCAGCACTTCTCCGGATGAGGCGACAGCCACATCGAAGGAGCAGATAGGGGCCGTCACAATGCCACGCAGGCGGTTCAACACCAAGGAGTCACCGGCCCCGCCGTTGCCAATCTTGAAGCCGGAGATGCCCACAACACTGAAGAAGGACTTGTTCGTTTCCAGAGTCACCGTGCCGCCCACTTGGGGCATGTCCATCTGGATCTGGAAGGATGGGGCCATAACGGCCTCAAAGTATGTGCCCTGATTAGACTCGATGTTGCTGGCGTCAACTCGGGTGTAGACCCCTCGCTGGATAGAAGAAACAGTCATCAAAACCTCCGTCCGCCTTGGCGGCACTCTGTTAGTAGCCCACCTTCATTATGCTGACCCCTGCGATTGGTAGGCAGACCGAATCAAGTTGGCGATGCTCATGCCGTCCACGTCGTATTCATCGGCTTCGTAGTCGTAGTTGTCAGGTGCAAGCCGGGGGTCATCCCTGTCGGTGAAGTCCCCGGTGGGTTCGTCGGTGTCGGTATCACCTTCTTTGTCTTGGGAGGCCTGCCAAAGCTGAAGGGCCTTCACGAAGTTGCCGGTCCAGTCTTTCTCTTGGGTGTCTTTCTCACCCTTGCCGCCCTTTGACTTGGGCTTGGCGGGCTTGGAGTGGACGGTATCGACGGCTGCCCCACCGATTTTTGCACCAAGGGCTGGGTTGCCGTAGTAGGCCCCGATGGCTGTGCCAATCAGGGTGCCCGCTTTCTTCTTCTTGCCGTACTCACCAGCCTTGTGCCGGTAGGTACTCCATTCTCGTTCTTCGTCGGACAGGACGCCTGACAGCCGGGACTCCGCAGCGATTCTTCGGTTGGCGTAGTTTTCAACGGCTGATGGCATTGTGTCCCTCTTATGGCTTGGCCCCGCCCCCGTCAGTCTCCATCAGGGGGCGGGGCTGCCGTTCGCTCAGGCGGTCAACTAGAAGTCGATGCCCGTCAAGACGCACTGGACGTTGTAGCGGTCGCAGGCCGTCTCGTAGTAGTGACGCCACGTCGCTTCGTAGCTGTCGGTGTTGGCAACACGGCTCAAGATGCTGCCGTCGTCATCCATCCAGCTACCAGCGTCAAGCTCGTAGGTGGCCCAGTGCTTCTTGACCAGCAAGAAGAAGGTGCCCCGGTGAGCGTGGCGGCTGATCAGGATGGGCTTGCCGTTGTAGCCGAGGCCACCAGCGAAACCAGCGTCACCAGCCTTCGCCTTGCTGCCGGAGTCCACCATCAGGTTGGCGGCATTGGTGCCCACCAACAGGTCGGTGTATTCAGCCCGCATGGCCGGGTGGGTGAGGATGCAGTCAGGCTCGGCACCCTGCTCGGACACCGTGTCGAACGCAGCCTGAATACGCTTCAGGTCGAGTGCGGCGTAGATGTCGTTCACCGGGTCGATCAACAGGAAGTTGGACCGAAGCTGTGCGGTAGCCGCCTTGCTCTGACCGTACAGGGTGACGGCTGCGAGGTTGGAGGTAATACCGTTGGGCTCGTCCGCCCAGTTGCCAGCGACACCACCGATGATGGTGGAGGGTGCGTCCATGACCACAGCCATCACAACCCCAGCGGGGACCGGGACGGTGTTGATGTTGGCGTTGAACGTGATGCTGCTGTTGGTGATGGTGTTAACCCGTGTCGCTACACCGACTGCGGTGTAGTTGTCCAAGCGGAAAAGGCCCGCTGTGGTTGCAGCAGCACCCAAGGTGAAGGGCACCTCGACCGTGGAGGTACGGCCAGCGTACTCAAACGCTGCGGCGTTCTGCTTCTCCCACACAAAGCCCAAGACCGACCCACCGTGAACGGCAAGCTGGTTTTCGAGGTTGGCGACATCTTCGGCCAGACGGTCCATCTCAGCCGCCATCCACGTCTCAAAGGCACCCTTGGAGGTCTTTGCGGACGCCATCGCCGGTCCAGTAATCTGGGCACGGCCATAGACGAACTTGGCGTGGATGGTGAGCTTGCCGAAGGTCTGGTTGCTGATAGCACCAGTGCCGGGGAGGTTGTCCATCTCAGCGACGGCACCTACTGACGTGTTGCGGGCGATGTGCAGGCTGATGACGCAGGACTGTCCATTCCACGACACGGTGGTGGACTTCATCAATGCACGGACGTTGGCCTCTTGGTTGATCTGGTCACGGACTGGACCAACGTAGTATTCCTTCAGAATACCGGCGAGGTTGGTAAGAATGGCTACCATTTTGATTTACCTTTGCAGGGTGGGCCTACCACTCTGCGGTTCGTACTGCGGCCCGCATTGCTTTGTGGGCCTCAGCTAGGGTTCGGGGCTTCACCTTGGTCTTGCCTGCTGACCCGGAGGTCTTGAGCTTGGGCGGGACTTTGGGTTCAGCCTGCAAGGTCGCCTTGTAGTCATCTACTGCGGCCTGCTTGATGCCCCGTATGTGTTCGGAGTAGGCTTTCGCCACCACCAGCACATCCATTTCAGGGTCATCAGAGACAGCCTTATACAGCACCGACTCCGGGACATCCGGGTGGGCTGTAAGGGCTGCTGCCACTTCCGCATCCAGCACCTTGCCTGCGGCTGCAAGCTCGATACGGTGGAGGCGGGCCTCAACGGAGTGGTCGGTGATGTCATCAACCTCGGAATCGGGGTCGCTGAAATCACCTGCCCGTAGCTCGTCAAGCTCTCGCTTCAGGGCTTGGGCTTCCGCTTTGGCGGCATTTTTCGCTGCGATGACTTCACTGAACCGGCTGTAAGGCACGGCAGGATTATCTTCATCAGCAGGTTCCGCTTCGGTGTCATCCTTGTCCTCCGGCTGCCCCGCAGCAGCTTGACCGTCCTCGCCGGAATCGGTCCCCTCTACGTTGAGGGTGAGGTCTTCAGCTTCGTCTACCGGGTCGCTCGCAGCGAGGGCAGACAGCACTTTTTCGGGGATAACTACGTCCATCGGTTCACCTTGGTCTTTTTTACGCAGGACCGGCTGCTACTCTTTGTTATGGGGGTTGTGGCGTGCAATCGATTGCACGTCTGGGCCGTACTTCTCAGACAGGTGGTAGAAAAGCTCACGGCTACCCACCAGTGCGAACATGCCCTTGTTGTATTTGGTCGCCCGGTGAGCATCAAAAGCCCCGTTGACCGCAGACGCCAAGGAATCACAGACATCATCACCTTCGGCTACCTGCCTGCTGTAGACGGTGCCGCCAAGGTCATCTTCGCCAACGTGGATAATCACCCACCCGTTTTCTGCCTGCCTGAAAACGATGTCACCAAGTTCAAGTTTCATCACCAACCCACCCCTTGGTCGCCCCACCCAACGTAGGATGGCTCATGGTTGTTGCCGAACAGACCCCGCTCCTTCATCTCCTCAAGGGGCATCTTGAGCTTGAACTCCAAGTGGACCCGCTCTTGATGGCTGGTGGGGTAGGGAATCTTCTTGCTGGTATCGGCCCGTTGGGCGGGTGCAATGACCATCAAGGCAAGGGCAAGGGCTACAAGGCAGTCATCATGTTCACCCTCGGGGTGGTCAGGGCGACCGTTGAGGTAGATGAACCGTGCTGCTTGATACTGCAACCGCTCGTCGTTGAGCTTGACCCTTTTATTGTTCACCGCTGCCTGCAAGGTGGACATCATCTCGGCCCTTGTCTCTTTATTGGTGTCCCACCCGTAGTTGGGGTTGTAGGTCGTGTGGGTCTTGGTGTTGGGCTTACGCTGCTGGAATACCCGGAGCTTCGCCTTGCGGACAGCGTTGATGGCAGGGACACCCCACCCACCTGTACGTTCGATGTTGCTGATGACCGTGTTGTTGGCTGCCTTGTAACGTAGGGCCAGTTGTTTGACGCTTTGACCCCATGCGTCGGGTGTCTCCTTTGCGACCAACACAGCGGCAATGACAGGCTCTGCGGGCTTGGTTACGTCAAGGACTACGGCGGCAGAATAATCGGCCTCGGGGCTGTTGCTGCCCGATGCACTGTCTACACCGATGGCGTAGATGTGATTCTTCTCAGGCTTGTAGTGCGTCTTGAGGCCCGAATAGAATTGGGCGTGCTCCCACTCGGTCTGTGGCTCAAAGAAGGCGTCACCGCTGCGTAGGAAACAGGTCACCGGGTCGATGGCACATTCTTGCAAGAAGGTCGCCATGCTACCCAAGCACTTGGTAGCAAGGTGATGTGCTGCCCACCACAACCTTTCATCAGGTAAATTATGTTTGTCGGCGTACTCCTGAAGGGCGGACGGCACAGGGTAAGGCTCGTAGCGGACGTAGGTTGGTTCATCCAGCCACGACAAGAAGTGCTTTGTCAGCCCATGCTCGTCTGAAGTCCAGAGCTTGTGGTAGCCGTTCACCCCATCGGCGGTGGACTCAAGAATCATGATGGTGTCGTTGCCAGACAGGGCTTGGAATAAGGCTCGGGCTGATTGTTCGGGGTGCTGCCAGAAGGCTACCTCACTGGCAAGGATGGCGTTGTAGGTGAGGCCACGGCTTGAAGCTGTAGCAGCGGTCTGGACCTCAATGCTGCCACCGTGGGTGAAGACGATGCCCAACTGGTTCTTCTTGTAGGGCGGGCACAGGGCACCGGGGAAGTGTTCAGCGAACCTGTGAATCATGGCAGCCAACTTCAGGGCTGTACGCCATGTCTGGGCTACCACCAACACCCGGTATCCGGGGCGTAGCATGGCCTGCACCAGCAGGATAAAGACAAGGATGGTGGTGCTGCCCAACTGGCGAGCCTTCAAAAACATGCACCACTTATTAGTCAACACGTTGGTGGTGGACTTTGCTTGGGCGGGTGTCGGCTCAAAGGTAACAAGGTCACCTTGCCGGTCTAAAATCTTGGTCAGGTGAGAAATCTTCAAGGGGTCTGCAATAATGCCCTGAATAATCTCACCGGGGTCAAAAGTATTCTTGCCCGCCCTCTTTTTATGAGGGGGTTTCTTTTTCCGGGGCTTCCGTGGTGGCTTTTTCTTGGTCACCGTGCCTCGTTTATTACGCAGTAATACGACCGTCACTTATTCGCCAGCCCCTTCAGAATCTCCACCAGCGGTGTTGACCCATCGGCGTCGTCCTTCTCGGACTCCCTCTTGTCCTGAAGGGTCTTGAGCAGAATCTCCAGTGACCGCACCTTTGAAGTGATGGCGGCTGGGACGGCTGCAAGGGATGGTTCATGTAGGTCCGACAACAGGCTGAGGGTCAACTCGGTCAACTCGTCGTGGTTGATGGTGCCTGTGGGTAGACGTAGCAAAGCATCGGCAAGGTTGCGGGGTGTGCGGCGGCGTGATGGTCGTCTTTTCTTAGTGGGCATAGGCACCCTCCAAATACGCCTTGCGGAGGTGCGAGGTCCATGCGGAGACAGACCGGCTGCTGATACCAAGGCGTACAAGGTCAGCCGTGGTTATTTCACCCAACAAGTGGCCCAACACCGCTTGAGGTATTTTTGTTGCCTGTGCGGCAAGCTGGAGGTTGCGGAGGGCCTGTTCAGGGTTGTGGGTCATAGGGTCGGTCATCCTGCTGAAGGTGTCTGCCTGTAGTTGGTCCAGCTTTATTTGTACGTCCTCGATGCTATCTTCAAGGGCGGACTTGCCCGCACCTCTTTCCCAATCAGGCTCCCAACAGGCCCAACCCCAGTGGTTGACTCCAGCCCTTTCAATGGCTGATAGGAAGCTGCCTACGGTGTAGTTGACCGGGACATCTATCTTCTTGTAGCGGGCCAACATTTCCAGAGCGATGTCTTCCAGTATCTCCTTGTCGCCCATGCCCTTGAGCTTGTAGCCCGCTCGTAGGATGCGGACACGTTGACCAATCAGGCCCCGAATGTGGGGCTGTAGGGCACCCCCAAGACAGCTTTGGTGCAGACAAGCCGCTGTCTCTGGTGCGGCCCACTCGGGGTGTAGGTAGCAAGGGATGGGCTGTTGAAACCGCATCTTCGACCAGACGATCTCCCCCGTCTTATCCCTGACCGCAACGTAGCTGGACCGGGATTCTTGGGGTGGGGGGTAGTCATCTGGTCGTGCCATCTAGTTGCCCAAGTATTCGATCAAAATACGGTCACGCTGCTTCTTCTTGGTCTTGTCGGAGAAGACCTTGTGGGCGGCGGTCAAGAAAGAGATGGTGGCCTTAGCGACCCCAACAGCCCGCCTCTCGCACTTATCCTCCTCGTATAAGCTGACCGCTGCGGTCATGCGTTCAACACCTGCCTCAAAGACAGACAGCAACGCACGGTGACGGACACGCAGGGTCTTGCGGCTGTGGCCTTGAAGGTGGGCAAGGATTTGGTTGCACTCGACGGTGGCAAGCACCGCTGCAACTTTGACCGCTTCTTCTTGGCTCAACTTGCTGGTGCCCTCATGGGCTACGTCCAAGGACGCCTGCGTGTTGGTCAAGATGTCGCTGAGAAACGACTCCATGACATCACCGGGCGGGATGCCGGTGAAGTTGAACGGGGGTGCCTCTGCGGTGGTCGGCTCGGGTAGCGGTTTCGCCCCCGGCTGTACGGTCCAGTTCACAGGTGCCAATTTCTTACGCTTTGCCATTGTCTTCTCCTGTCTTGACCTTCTTCGGTCGCCCCGGCCCCCGCTTCTTCACCTGAACATCAGGCTCGGTGTCTTGGGGCAGGTAGCTTGCAAGTTTTTCTAATGCACGCCTGTAGGTGGGTGGCAGACCCTTGACGGGTCGCCATGCCATGCGGCACTGGAGTACCCGGTTGAGTTGCTGGCGTGGCAGGGTCACCACTCCAATAACCCGGCATAGCATATCAAGCTGTCCGTCTGCTGTTTTCAGGTCAATCACCATTCTTCCACCTCGTCGTTGATTTCAGGGTGCCATCCAGCCCACGACTGGTCGGTGTCCCCGGCTATCTCTTGCTCTGCCAGTCGTACCACAAGGGTAACAAGGTGACCGGGCAGGTATGCCTCTGCCCTGTCCCTCGGTATCGCCTTCACCGGCTGGTCTGTGTTGCGAATCCTGTGTGTGGTGATGGCAACCCCATCTGCAACGGCCAAATCCCACCCCTGCTGGACTTTCCCCTCGGTCAGGTCATGGTCATCAAGGATGATGTTGCGGGTGCAGGGGTTATAGTGCATCGAACGCCTCTCTGTAGGTGTCCATGTAATCCCTAATAGTGAAGCTGATGGCGGGCTGCGTGGTGCCGTACTCGGCTGCAAGGGCGGCTTGGGTTTCACCACCCTGCCACCGGCAGATAATCTCCAGTGCCCGCTTGCGTCGTCTTCGCTTCGCCTTGATGTAGTTGGTGGACGTATCCAGCCCTGCCTCTCGCAAGACACGGCGAATAAGAGGTCGGCCACGGTGTAGTCGTTTGGCAATAGCGTTCAGGGAGTCCCCGCTTTTGAAGGTGCAGATGATGTCGGCTTTTTCGTCATCACTGATCATCCGGCCAGTAGTATAAGGGGGTGGTACGAGAAATACTAGACATTTATTCAGTAGTATTTTGCAAGTCCTTATTTTCATTCACTTCGTCTTTTTCGGCTGCTATGTCAGGCTGTGTCCTACCCCCCAGCGGGAGTAGGCCCACGGCGTACATGCGTGCTACTTCCCTCATTGTCTCAGGATTCTCGAAGGGGTTGTAGTCATCGGGGTCGCAAAACTCAACCGGGCTACAACCTACAGACCTGTTCATGGACAGGTGGAGGGGCGGGCTAAGGGTCTGACCTTTCCACTCAAGCTCTGGCTCTATGTCTTCAACCTTTGGTGGTGGTGGCGGCAAAGGCATCCAGTGGGTGATGTCGGTGACGGTCCCTACACCTACAGCCCTGAAGTCGTACACGTCGTCGTAGCGACCGTGGGTGTATTCCCCCATCCAGTAGGTGCCCCTGTTTGCACCGTGGTCGGCGTACAACAGGATCTCTTTGCTCCTTGGGGGCGGGTCGTCGTAGATGCACAGCCAATTACTCATGGGTTTTCTCCTTCAGGCTGCGGATTTCATCACGCAGCTTTTCTACCGTGTGGTTGTGGTTGTGCTTCTGCCGCTCAAGGTCATCGATTTTATCTGCACAGGCGTTGAGGCACTTCTCTGTCTCGGGTTTGTCGGGCCACGCCCTTGAATAAAGCTCTCTGGCGTACCTTCGGGCTTCTTCTTGCAGGGTCATGGTTTATTCTCCTTCCAGAAGGCGGGCCACTTCGGCGTCGGTCTGCTGCCGCATGTAATCTTCCACCAGCCCGTTGTATTCATCGAGGGCTGCTTGGGCCTTCTTCTTCGCTTGGTGCAGCAAGAAGGGCGTGACAGTGGTTGGGGCCTTTGGGTCGATGGGGTGGTAGCAGTCCTGCTTCTCGTTGTAATACATGCGGGGGCAGCCGCACCTTCTCCTTGGGCCTTTGTGGACGGGGCTTCGGTCGTAGTGGTTGGTCATGTGTTAGTCCAGCAGTGAGGTGTCAAAGCGGTGGTCATTCCAAGGCTGTCTTGGCAAGGGGAAGCGGGTGTCTGGGGTCTGGCCGTAGTTGGGGATGGAGATGCA